AAAGTTATTGGACCACACTGGCGCTCCAGCCGGTTATGGCTTCCAGAATTTTTACCACGGCGAAACAAGAACTTATAACAGCGAAAGCTATGTATTTGCGGCATTTGGCTTTTCCGGTGGGACGGTTGATCTACAAGCTGCAAATATCAGTGCCAACCTTGTGTTTGCCGTTAATCAACTCGACCTAGTAGTTTTCCAGCAAGCCGTCCAAGAACGTTGGCTAATTCAAATCCGTACAGTGTGGCTTGACCCTGATACGTTGGATGAAGGGAACACTTACGGAGAAGAAGTGTATGCAGTTACAGGTTTAGAACATGACACTAGCCGCCTATCTGTTCGGCTAGGCAGTCCGTTAGATGCTGTAAGCCAGAACGCTCCACGCAGGTTGTTGACACAAGCTCTTGTCGGGAGTCTTCCCTCTACAGGCAATATAAACCTCCAATAATGCTGACTCCAAACCGCCAAATTGCTTTACTGCCGCAGGATCGACAGATCATGCAGCTCACGGGGATGAGCGAAAAGGATTACCGCTTTTTTATGCGGCAAGCAATTCTGCATTCCAAGTTGCGACCCGGAGAACCGACAAACTTCTTAGTCATCCCCTTCTTGATCAAGTTAGTCATTGGCATTGCCTTGACTTACCTGGCGACCCTGTTGGCTCCAAAGCCAAAGGCACCAGAAGCGCAGAACCTAGATTCCAAGACGGTCCAAGGCCAGAATCTGGTCAATGGTGCGCGTTTTACACCCAAAAGTGGTTTTGACTCTGTTCAGAACGTAGTTGAGCTGGGCTCTGTTGTACCACTTGTATATGCAAATAGGCAGGTAATCAGCGGTATTGCTTATGGCGGAGTAAGAGTCAATACAAATCTAATTTGGTCACAAATTTACAGCATTGGTGGCGGCCAATTATTAAGAGCAGTGTTTTTAATAGGTGAAGCCAGTATTACAAATTTGGATGCCGAACAGTTTGCCATTGGTAATAACTTAATCAACGGTTATGACTTGAACAGTGCCTTTGGGCGGATAACAATCTATTCGAGCCCTGATGGGGGGCGTCTTTCGTCTTCTGATCGCATTGCTGGGCAACTCGCTGCAAACGATACAGGCAACGCTCAAAATGCTGGCGGTGGTGACGTGTTTCAGGTTCGCGGTTTAGGTAATGCTTGGACAACTGATTTCTGTTATGTCTCCACCCCAAGCAACCAAACGGCATTTGGGGTTTATGGATTTATTGGAAACAACTTTTCATTTAGGGTAAACCCGTCATTCCGTACCGCTCGTAAAGCCGAAACTAGATCCGATGGTGAACTTAACTGCGCCGCAGACTGGCAGCAAAGGGCCGAGCGCAATAAACAGAATTACATTTTCCCAGGGCGTGTTGGCGCTATTGGTGGCTCAGACACTCTGACCAGTCTGGCTGTCGGTGATGATGTAACTGTAACAATTTACTCAAGCTCCGACATACAGCGAGTATTTCAGCAAGGTGGCGATGAAGGCGAGGCTAGTTGCGGCGACGTAGGTCAAGCTGTCGCTTCTCGTCAAAGATCCAATGACGAACAGATTAACTACGGAGACCTTTACCGAATCGGCAGCGCATTAGCAATATGCAAGCAAAGGTCAGATGAAGTTTTCGTTTCTGATGCAGATAATGATCCTGTCGGTGGTGGGACGACAACCACTGCAATATTTGAAGTTATTCGTGCTGGTCAGGCGAACTTGTGGACCGCTGGGACGGTGCAGGCAGCTGGTGGTTATAACGCCACACAGAGCAGCCACATTATGCAGGCGGCAGAAGCAATCTTTTCAACTGAACGTCAGGGACGTGTAGTTGAAGTCGGGATCCGCAGCAATCTTCAGGTAAACATTTCAGGGCTTTGTAATTTCAAAGACGCTAGGGGCTACGAGCGCATTGATTTTGATGCTTGCGATAAAGATGATGGCAAAGACATTGATGATGCAAACCTGACGAATTTTATTAGCGGTCAGTACAGCACATTCGAGACACGTTATTCATTTTTTCGTGTCAGCTACCGGGTTGCTGGATCCAATGACTCTTACACCGACTTGAATCAACTATTTGGCGTCAGGAGCACAACAGGAGTTGCAGTATATAACTATCTGCGTTTTGAATTTGCTGACGTTCGCCGCTGGGAGATTCGCATGACCCCGATCAGCGGCTGGGAAATAAGAAACAATATTGCAACGGGGGATCTTGAGGTATTAGATCCGCACCTTGGCAATCTCAGGACCGTAACGAGTGGCAACGTCAATGTGTCTTTCACAGGCGAACAGGTGGCGCGTAGCCAGGACACATTTGCTATTCAAAGTTTGTCCCCACTAGAGACCGAGATTTCTGGTGTTGATACAGCGGGAATGACTGTCGGCAAGGGTTATCAAGCTGGCACGTATAACGTAACTCTTGATGCCACGACTGGTTCTGGTCGAAACGCACAAGCCACGATTGTGGTGACAGTGCCGTTAATTGGGGGATCGCCTGATCCCGCAGGCGGCAGCATCACAAGCTTCACTCTCACAGACGGCGGCAGTTTGTTCCAAGTGGGTAACACGCTACAGATTCGTGATCCACTTAGTGTGTCTGGGTTGATAGACCCAGCGGTTGCGATAAGCCCAGTATTCCAAATTAACGTCACAAGCGTCATTAAAAAAGATCTTGGGACAGGTTTTGATGATGATGATGAGTTCTACGCGGATGCCTACGCTCGTTTAGCCGAATCATTTATTTATAACGAAATCACTGCCAGTACCAGCCAGCCAGAGCATCAAGTTGTTTACATCAATTCCATTACGACCAACACCAGCACGCCGAATTATGACAACATGGCGATTGTCGGCATGAACATTCGCAGCAGCAAAGAGATTAGGACACTGAATCAATTTAGTGTTTATGTGAATAGTGGGATCAATGCCACGTCAAGCTTTCCTGAAGTACTGCTAGACCTGCTGACAAATGACAGGTACGGAACCGGACAAGTTTTAAGTTCTGCTCAAATTGATCAAGCGAGTTTTACTGCGGCGTCCACGTTCACTTACAACCGCCGATATTTCTTTGATGGAGCGGTCAGCGACAAAATCAATATCCGGTCATGGGGAGCACAGACGGCTGCAAATTATTTGCTCGACCTAGTGATTCGTAATGGCAAGTTTGCGTTGGAACCTGTGGCCAGCTTCGATGCACCTGAAACTATTACGCAGTTGTTTACAAGTGGCAATATTCTCGAAGATTCTTTCTCGCTTTCGTTTTCCGATGATCAAGATCGCATACCGCCAAAGGTTTCCGTGATTTGGCGTGAAGAGCGCGAGACAAGCGGAACCGTTGGAAAAGGTCTTTTCCCAGTTTCGCGGGAAGTGACAGTACGGGAAAGCAGCACACCTGAAGATGCTCCATTGGAGAAAATTGATTTAAGTGATTACTGCACTAGTCAGCGTCATGCAATTGATCGCGCCAAGTGGGAATGCTTGACGCGACGACTTGTCACTCATAGCGTTACTTTTAAAACCACGCCTACAGAGGCAGCATTGGACATTGGTTCGGTTTTCAAGCTAGGCATGGAAACGATCAGTTACAACCAGCCACAAAACGGCGCTATCACCGAGGACGGAACCGTAACGTCATGGCCCGAGATTGCAGACGGCACCTATGACGTGTTGCTTTGGGACGGAAAGGATAATGCAATCAAGGAGGCATCGCTGACGATTGCCAGCGGCAAATGCACTCAAAGTTCTGCTGTTTTCTGTTTAAAAAATTCCATCAGCAGTGTCCAAAGCTATAAGACCCAATCTCTTTCATTTGACGAGGACGGTAACATAGATGTTGTAGCAACTTACTACCCAACTGCTGACAGCGGTTACTCTCAAATGGTGGCCGAATTTGACGACAGCAACTTTGTAATTGAGGGGACGTAAGAATGATCAATTTTCCAGCAGTAAGGCCAACACGGCGTAGCTTTACACCGGGCGAGTACCCAACCAAGCGTTTTGACAGTATTAGCGGTGCAGGTACGACCCGGCTATATGGGAGTAAGGCATTTAATGCAACGCTGAATCTAGAATTTTTGCTTGATGATACCAATACTGCAGCAGTTCTTCAAAGCTGGCACGACAGTCGTGGTGGGGCAAAAATCTTGACGTTACCTGCGACAGTGTTTGAAGGTATGGCCGGACCAGAGAATCAAATACCAAGTTATTTGAACTGGAGGTGGTCTGAAATGCCAAGCGTCGAGTCTTTGGTGCCTGGTCGATCTAGAATACGTGTAACGTTGGTAGCAACTCTGGACGGCTAATGGGAGTCTTAACAGGAAGCGATGGCGAATTAAGATTCAACGGCAGTGCTGTAGGCAAGTGCCGAGAGTGGAGTCTTAGCGTTTCAAAAGACGCATTAGAGGATACATCGATTGGCAGCTACGACAGGACATATGTCGAAGGCATGAGGGGTACAACTGGATCAGCGACTGTTTTGTACGACCCCGGCAACAACCCTGCGACTACATTGCTCAATTCTGTTTTTAAAAACAACGAGGCGAGTGACTCCGTAGATTTTGTGCTTCGCCGTCAGGATGGTACGAAGCTTAGCTGTTCTGCCTTTGTAACCAGCGTCAGCCCAAGCGTTTCGGTGGGTGCAGTGCAAGCAGTATCTGTGAGCTTTCAAGTGAATGGGAAACCCGTCGGTAATTTCTAATGGCTGTACTTGGTGTTGGCGGAAAGCTGCTTTTAAAACGAGCAGCCCCGGAGTTGTTTATTATTTCAGACTCGGCTTTGGATGTCGGAAACAACCTTTACACTGCGTCTAAATCAGGCTATTGGAATGGAGATCGTGTAACTGTTGACTGCTTACCGACAGCAACGGGCCCGTTTCCTCCAAGGGTTGACGGATATGCAAGTTATTACGGGAGTAACTGGTTTTTAGGACCAAACAGAACCCAAATAAGCAGCAACAGCGACAGGTTTTATAAAACTTCAACAGAACAGTATCCTGACGGCGACGGGTTTGTTGTAACTCAAGCAGGAGATCAGCTTATTACTCAGTCTGGTGACGATTTTTTTGCTTCGACAACTGTGGGTGACGCTTCGCAGTTTTATTCACGCGAAGGTGACACTTCTGTGGGTAACGTCATTCCGCCTTGCGCCTCTGGTGAATATTACATACACATCGACAGTTTGGACCGCGTAAGCTTTTACCTTGAACGATGCGATGCCCTTGCTGGGTGTCTGCCTAACCGGATTAATCTATTCTCTGTTGCGGGGGACGTTACTGTTTCCCCGTATGAAGCGGCTTGGCAGCAACTTTGTGACCTTGCTCAATGGTCGCTTGAATTAAATGCTCCAAGCGTAGAGACTACCTCCGTATCAGAAAAATTCGGCAATGCAGTCAAGTCGTTGGTCACGGGTGGCGGTTCTGCTGAGTTTCTCATCGACCGTAAGTGTTACACCAACGAAAAGGACAGCGGCCTTGCGCTGTTCCAATTACTGATGATGACGGAGAAAGGATGCGAAGCTACTGCACAATTCTGGATGGTTGACAGAGGAGGTAGCTGTGGCGATATTAACGGATCGATCCAAGGCGGTCTGTACTATGAAGCCAACATCTTGGTCACTGCTAGCGCCGTAAACCTGCGCCCGGCGGAAATCGTGGCAGGCACTGTGCAGTTTGTGACGACAGAAGACATTAAACTATTGGTAACATCCTGATTCTAAAAACGTGACTGAGATCAGCCGTGCGGGCCAAGCTGGTTCTTTGGGACATATTGATACCACCCAGGCTCAGTTTCGTGGGCAGGTGGATCTAGTCGCAGATGAACTGAGGCAGTTAGCTGGTAACGCGGATTTGCCGTCAGACCCACTGTCTGCTCCATATGTTCTTTATGTAAATGGGTATACCGGACAAGATACCTTTGTTGGTGGAGCGTACCAAGCAACCGAAGTTGAAATCGAGCGGCGTATAAGCCTGCAAAAACTTGAATGCGGATATTCCGAGGCGCGGCCATTTAAAACCATTAACCGCGCGGCGATTGAAGCAGCCATTATCACCAGCCGCGACTGGTTCACTACACAACGCCAGAAAGACCGTGCCCTGGTTTCAATTGTTGTTGCGCCGGGTGAGTATATTGTCCTGAACGACGATGGTAAGACATTTAGCCCTGCCGACTTCCCGGCAAGGAGCAGTTCCTATGAACCAACTGATGCAGATCTGATTAGCTTTAACGATCCATCGGGCGGGGTGATACTGCCCAGAGGGTGCAGCGTCGTCAGCCTGGATCTACGTAAAACACTGTTGCGCCCCAATGCTGTACCAGCATCTGCTAACGAAGCAGCAGATTACAGCAACCGAAGATCAATTTTTAAAGTCAGTGGAACAGGTTACTACTATGGTTTTACGTTCAAGGACCAGTTAAACGCTACCCACAGTCACCATTTGCTGCATTGTTTTGAATTTTGCAGCCAAGCCGAACTTGATTTGTTTTATCAAAAAATTCTGGCAAGTTTTGCGGCTGCTGACCTATCTGCAAGCAATACGGTTTCAAGCGAAACGGAATATCAAATTGTTGGACCGTTACCCAGCACCCCTACGTCAGCCACAGACACCGTAGGTTCTGCGAGCCCATATATCTACAACACAAGTGTCCGCTCAGTGTGGGGCATGGGCGGTGTTTTTGCGAACGGGAACAAGCCAGAAGGCTTCCGCAGCATGGTGATTGCTCAGTTCACATCTGTGTCCCTCCAGCAGGACATGGGCTGCTGGCAGCTGTATTCCAGTGGGGCATGGGGAACAGTTGCTAACTACACGACGTATATCAACGCATCGCCTGACAACATCAGGATGAACCCCGACCGCAGATCGTTTCATATTCGTGCAATTAATAACGCTGTTATTCAAGAGGTAAGTGTATTCGCTATCGGACAAGGGGTTCACCATTGGACTCAATCAGGCGGTGAATTGACTATTACTAACAGCAATAGTAATTTCGGTGGCTGTGCGGCTTTATCCGAAGACTATAGAACATATGCGTTTAATAATGACCAGGACTGGACGACGGGACGTTTACGTGTTGCAAGCAACCTCGCAGAAAAAAGAGGAAACGTAGTTAAAATCTATGTTGGTGATGTTGCTGACGGTCAAACCGATGCTGCAATCCAAAGCCAAAATTGGTTCAACTTGGGTGAGTCTTTAGAAGAAAGTGTTGTAACACCTGGCGAACCCAATATTTTACGTGAACGGGATTACACGTTTCGCCAAGGATCTTGGCTATGGATTGAGAATCCTACAGGCGCTGACTACAGAGTACAGCTGCCTGCTAGCACTTGGGACGTAACTGATCCTGACAAGTTAAATTTCTTGGGGACCGTTGAAAACGAAGACGGCATTCAGCCTGGTCAAGCTATTTTGGCACCTTCAGGAGTACCAACAGGCCAATACTATCCATCACTTGCAGGCCGGAGAGTTTACATCCGCCGTTTGCGAGATAACCGTTCTAGCGAGGCAAGACGCTTCAGTTTAATTTTAAACAACACGAATAATCAGTGCCGTTTACCTGTTCGGGATTATGTAGCGCAAACGCCAACCTCAGGAATCCCAAACACCAAAATACTTACAGTTTTGCAAGTCGGTGGCGAACCAGCCAGTGGCGCTGGCGTGAAGAGAACCGCGAGTGTTGTATTACGTCGTCAAAATCCTGCGGCACCGTGGACTGCTGGACAGTATTACCGTCCTGGCGACAATGCTACGGCAAACGGAAAGCACTATATGTGCGTTAAGGAAACAACTGATACCTCATTCCTAGATAGCGAATGGCAAGAAGCATTCGTCCACATGGAACAGGCTTATAACAACGAAGATTTCCTGCCTAATGCACAGCCAGAAATTGCTTTTGACAATGACACTGATGGAAGTGGGACATCCGTAACTTGTGGCTATGACTTAGCGACCGTATGGAGCACTGACCCGCTAATTATTAATCAATACCGCACGGCCACTGATTACCTGGGGATACATTCGTTTCTTGTGAGCATAGGTTTTAGCGACAGCGATGCACACACAATTCTGCTGCCACGAGCATTTGACGACCGCGACCGTAACCCTGGAACGCAGTTAGATGGCATTGCGCCACCAAGCGGAGCTGCAACTTCGTGGGCAAATTGGCCACTAGAGTTCCGTCGCCCCAGCATTATTAGATTGTTTGGCCACGCTTGGGAATGGGCCGGTTATTTAAACTACACCAAGGCCATGCCTCAGTACCAGCAAGAGCTGGGCAACATTAACCGCTTTACTTATTACTTCACGCATCAAAACGGCGGACGAGTTTACGCATCTGGTTTTAACCAAGAGGGGTTCCTTGTCAATAACCGAGGATTAGAAGATCTAGCAACCGGATCAGTTTTAAGTGTTGATCAGCTAGGAAGTGATGACTACACAATTGATTTCCCTACCTATTACGAGAACCTTTCTGTTGACAATTTAGCTGTTAATTCCCAGTTAAATCTAACCAGTGCTGAAGTCGTTGGCAGGCCCACATGGCAAGAGAGCGGTTCTAAGCCCTATCTAGCCACTGTAGATAAAATCAGCATGGGGCCATTTGGTGGACCGTTACCTGAATTGCCGCTTTCCACCCAAACGCAAGAGGGCGTGATTCGTCTCGCTACAGCATCAGAAGCTCAAGCTTTTGTGCGTAATGACCTAGCAATCAGCCCCGCCACGTTGATTGAAGCGCTGGGGGATGCAGTTAAATCTGTAGTCAACTGCCGGATCAGTCTTAGCTCCACCAGCGCAATCCTGGATAGCAATCAAAGCGGTAGCACGGTTTACCTGCACCCATACAGCGGAAATGAACTTGCGTTGTACGACAACATCACCGGGCGGTGGCGCGTCCGACGCTTTAGCAGCGTACTTTCGTTTAGCTTGGCGACGGCAAATGTAGCCAATACAAATTACGACGTTTATCTCTACGACACAAATCCAACTGATTCCCTCAACGGAACATTTGCGTTGGAGTATACGGCGTGGTCCGGTGACCGAACACCGCCTGCAAGAGGCAATCAAGATGGAATCCTGGTTAAAAATGGCGAGGCAACCAAACGACTGATCGGCGTGATACGCACTACATCAGCAGGAAACAGCATTGTTAGTTTAGGGGGAGTAATTACAGGCGCAAATTCAGCTAATTACCCAAGGGTGTATATCGCAAACCTGTATAACCTCTATGACGTAAGTAGCCGTTACTTCTTTGGCAACTCTTGGGGTGTTGTGAGTTCAGCCTGGAGTACAGTGCCAGCCAGTGTTTATCCAACAACCCCTCGCTGCTCATTTGTGCAAGCTAGCGAAACACTGGTAACGGCTTTCCTGGACATCTATTCAAATTATCAGGGAAGCAATTGGCCAACTGATTATTCATTTTGCTATGTAGCACCAGGCATTGACTCAGTTTCATCACCACCAGATGATGCTTTTTACGGTGAAACGATAGGCATGAATGATACCGCTGGTTCGCAATGGGCAAGGACTTTGGGTTCAGGTATGCACGATATTTACTATTTATACAAAATGCGGCTTAATGGTGGTGTAGCTTCTAACGAGATCAACCAGCACGCTGCCCACGGCCTGATAATTACGACTAAAGCCTGATTACAATAGAGACTTAGTAAGGGGCATCGCTATGAAAGTTGTTTCAGCAGAATCTGATCAAACGGGCCTTATCCGCGTACAGTTTGATGATGGCACTGGATGGGCAACCTATCCAGATTCACTAAATGAAGCTCACAATTACCTGCACGACTTGCTGGAAGAGTTTGTTGCTGCTGGCGGAACAGTTACCGAAGCTTGACTACAATAGGGGCACGGCGAATGTCCGTGTCCTTTCGATAAAGCTTGACTAGAGCTAGGCTTACAGTAGAACCCACCGTAGCAAGCGAATGGCTGACATCAAAATTACTGATCTGGCTGCTTACACAGATCCGGTCAGCACTGACGTGTTGCCGATTGTTGATGTTGGCAGTGATCTGACCAAAAAAGTCAGCATTGCGGATCTGCTGAAGAATGCTCTGCTCGTTGACAGCAATGGCGACGTAGAGATCGGAGGGGGAAATACTCAGCTGAATGCTGATGGCGAAGCTCTGTTCTCTGGCCCCGTATCAATCGGCGGCACTGCTTCTGCTAACACGATTGATGAATACGAGGAAGGTAATTGGACGCCAGGAATCAGTGCGCAAAGTGGTTCGTTTACGGCTTTGAATGTAGAAGTTATTGCAGCTACATACACAAAGATTGGCAGAATTGTTACTGTTGCATGTTTTATACGCACTGATGCATACGACCCAACTGGAACCTCTGGAAGATTAGTAATTACGGGACTTCCTTTTAATCATCGCAGTGAAGTCGGTCGCACTATAGGGACACCCCTTCTGCTGGAATACAACAGTGAATCAACATACAGTGGCACCTTTGCGGCTTTTACGGCTTCTTCAGCATCTAATCAAGTTTACTTTGTAAAAGTTGACGAAGGAACTAATTCTGGTGCGGTTACTTATTTGCAGACGAGTCAACTACAGACGCATTCCGTTACGAACCGTAACTGGTTCCAATTTGCTCTCACCTATATGACAGTTTGATCAGCAGCAGCCCGTAACGGCTCAAAACTACGACCTAAACCTGTTTTGTCTGGAGGACAATCCTAATGGCCTTTACTGAACGTCAAGAATACAGGATGGAAATCATCCCGCCTTACAACATCATCCAATGCCGTCGTGCTGACATCGTTGAAAAAGATGGTGTAGAAGTTGGTCGCACCTACCATCGTCATGTACGAGTGCCTGGTGATGATGTGCGTGAAGATTGCGCTGAACTGCAAGCGATTGCGGTCACATTGTGGACACAGGAAGTAATTGATGCGTATCAAGCGTCACTCACGCCTGATGAGTAGCATTGCCAGTTAATTTTCTCCAAAAAAAAAATAAGTCGGCGCATTAGGCGGATGCGCCGTGCTATCCGTCGTGAAGAGCGGCGGCTCGGGAGGAAGCGTAAACGGCTGTTGGCGCGTAAGGTCAGGAGGTTGTAGTTATTTACCTTTTGCCACAGTCGACCATCCTGCGCTAGAATTCATATAGCAGATCTTTTGCAGTGAAATGATTGGCTTGACAAGCGGTTTTGAAGTTCACCAATTCGGCGATCTAACATCTACAGGGGTAAGTGACTCTGTTGAAACCGCAGGTACAAACCTACTGTTTCAGGTTACCACTGCAAATGTGGGAACAAGTGTAGTTTTCAGGCTAGAGGGGAGTCTCGACAATGTTAACTTCTTCAATTTGGATGATGACGAGCAAGATATAGTTTCAACCGTTGACAACACAACTGGATACGCTTTAAATGGTTGTCCAATTAAATTTGCCAGGGTTCGACTGGTAAGTATCAGCGGAGGAACTCCTACAGTTGCGTCCAAACTAGGCTCTGCATAATGGCAAAAAACCTGCGGAACAGCATTGCCACCAGCCTCAATATTGGGCTGCGCCAAAGCTTGACTAGCGGTCTAGTCGAAACTTGGACGCCTGCTCTACTCAGTGGTTTGCAGTTATGGCTAGATGCCGACGATGCGTCAACAATCACAGAAAGCAGCGGCAGCGTAAGTCAATGGGATGACAAGAGCGGCAATGGTAACGATGCAGTTCAAGGAACCGGAATAAGCAGGCCAAACTACGGATCTCAAACTATTAACTCAAAGAATGTTGTAAATTTTTCCGGTGGTAAATTTATGACTACAGGTTATCCACCTGCGCTAAATAGAACCATTGCCATGGTTGTTCAATACAGCAGTTTAGCTCAATTAAGGGTCGCAATGGGTGCTAGGGAATCAGTCGACGAAAGATCATACTTTGGGATTAATCAGGGTCGCGTAAGAGCTGGTGTTGCCAACTTATCCTCGCTAAACGGAACTGGCGGTATCGCAACCTATACAACATACACTCAAATCTTAAAACACGGTCAAGGAGCAGTAAATAGAGAGGTCCATCATTATCTTGATGGGACAGAGGATATTGACCAAACCTTCACGGGAGACATTGGCAGCGGTCAGAATTACATGATCGGGGGGTTCAACGACCGAGGTGGAGTTCATAATCAACAATACAGCGGTCTAATGGGTGAGATGATAATTACAGGCAACATGCTGGGCGATTCAGATCGTCAAAAACTTGAGGGTTATCTGGCTCATAAATGGGGGCACACAGCAAGTCTTCCTGCTGACCACCCGTATAAAAGCTCGACTCCTATAGCTTGATGACCTACGTTCTTTTCAATACTGAGCAAGAAGCACTAGCAGCAGAGTCGCAGGCTGTGGCCAATGTTCGTGCGTTTGCATCGGTTCATGCTCCTGAACGGCTATCTGCTGATGGCAGTTTGATTGGATTCAATGCAGCATCAGGTAATCTTGCTCCTGAAGCACAACATGTTGAAAAATGGGCAGTGCCGCAGCAGTATGTAGAAGGTTGGGCGTGGCCGGTGCCTACGCGGGGGGATATTGATCTAATGCCGGTTGAGTCATTTATGGAGAATGTTGGTGGTGTGATTGTTGATGATGTAACGCCGCTATTTTCTTCCAGTAAGGTTGAGTAGACGCCTGTCGATCAAGTAATGGATTCCCGCACTTACGAGAATTGGAGAAAAGTAAAAAAAGCCTTAGAAATTGCTGGTAAAACTGATTGCATGTTTTACAAACGTGCTGTGACGATATTGGCTGGCAAGCCAGATCCGCTAAAATGACAAGACAGAAGCGCGTAAGTCGTGATTGAAATCTACGCAGCCATTCTGGGCGCGACTCTTGGTATCGCAGGGATGAACATCTCTGGATTTACCAGGCGCACCAGTGAAAGTCGTGAAGCGGTTATTCGCCTCACTGCCGGGGTCGAGTCTATTGCAACCAAGCTTGAAGATTTACATCAAGACATGAAGGCCGAAAAGGTTCAGGCCACTGCTGATCGTCGTGAAATCTACGAACGGTTGAATGATCACGGCAACCGAATAATTGTGCTGGAAAGTACTAGAGCTAGAATCAACGCAGATTAATGGAGTGACCAATGGGCATCGAAGAAGTTTTGGCGCACCCAGCCTTCTGGATCGTCGTCGCTGCAGCTAGTGAGCTGATCGGCATGAGCAAGCTTAAGGATAATTCTGTTGTCCAGTTGCTGTTTCATGCGCTTCAAGCGTTAAAGCCAAAAAAGGGCTGATCCCCGCTGACGGGCGGTGGTTGCTGAGATTCTCGACAAGATCGCCGCTTGAAGGATTGAAGCGCGAGATTCAACGTCGCAAGTTTGAGGCAACATTACAGCCTCGAATCGATGCTGAGGTTAAGCGATGGCATGAATCACAGCCGCCAGTCATGCCACCCGCCAAAATCGACGACCTGCATATCAAATCGCCCTGGAATGATGAACAGTAAACCGATCACATTTGATCAACTTTTCAGATATTACAGAGGCTTGCCCCATCAAATGGCGGCAATTCAGCTTTTGGAAGCTGATATTAAAGAGAACGGGTACGACGTTGCAATGCGGCGAGACAGGCCGTGGTTCGCGGTTTGGAGCCAGTCCGGCAAACAACGCAACTATCAAGCTGGAATTGAGCTTATAAAGCACTTTGAATCGTTTCACCATGACGCATACATATGTCCTGCCGGGGTGTGGTCACTGGGCTGGGGGAATACGACGAAGGCTGACGGTTCACCGGTAGTTCCTGGCGACCGGATCAGCCAAGAAGACGGGGATGCGCTGCTACAAAAAACGATTGATGGCATCATCGTAAACCTGGCTAGATCCATCCCTTACTGGTCAGCCATGAAGGAGCATCAGCAATCGGCGCTGATCAGTTTTGCATTTAATCTGGGAAGCTACTTTTACGGCCAAGACGGCTTCGAGACGATCAGCCGTTGCTTGCGTGAGCGGACTTACAAAAGCGTGCCGGCGGCATTGCTGCTCTACTGTAATCCGGGCAGCACGTTTGAAGCTGGCCTAACCCGCAGGCGCAAAGCAGAAGGCCAGCTATGGGCTGGTGAACAAGCTGCAGCACCAGAACCCGCCAAGATCCGGCCTGAGTCACCATTTAGCACCCGGCTGACACCACACATCACGCTAGGTGAGTTTGCGCTTGGCCAAGAGGCAAGGCGTTTTGAGCATCAATACCAAGTGGACATGGCCGCTGAACTGGCGGCATTCTTAGAGCGTGTTCGCGTCAAATTTGGCGGCAAGCCAATCATTATCACGTCTGGTTACAGGCCACCAGAGATAAACAGATCGGTTGGTGGTGCTAGCGGGTCAGAGCACCTCTACCCAGTGCCGGGAGAGGGCGCTGTTGATTTCTATGTGCAAGGCGCTGACATTTATGCAGTACAAGAATGGTGTGACCAAAATTGGCCGCACAGCCTTGGCTATGGCTCTAGCAAGGGATTCGTCCATCTAGGCATTCGAGAGGGCGGTCCTAAGGTACGCTGGAACTACTAATTTGATTTGTTTTTGACTGTTCTTTGTGATTTCGAGATTGTATCGCTTTGCCACGGCGGAGCGATGGAAGACTGGTCTGAAGATCTAATTAACCCGGCCTCGCTTGACGTAAGGCTGGGCAGTGGGCTGATGATTGAAGTTGCTGGGCAAAAAGACCTGCTCCATGTGGATATTTCCAATAGAACAGAAAAGAACCCTTATCGATTGACGCCAGGTGAGTTTGTCTTGGCCGAAACGTATGAAACATTTAAGAAAATACCTGATCACATTTGTGCTCAGTTTGCGCTGAAATCAAGCAGGGCTAGGGAAGGATACGATGCTCTTCTTGCCGGGTGGATAGATCCAGGCTTCTGCAACAGCAAACTTACCCTCGAATTGGTAAACGTAAGGCGTCATTACGATCTTCCGCTATACCCTGGGCTGAAGATCGGGCAGATTGTGTTTATGAGAATGAGCGAGGTTCCTGTAAATAGTTATTCAAAAACGGGTCGCTACAACGGTGACGCAGCGGTTCAGGGCAGTAAAGGTTAAAGCAAACCCCTTGGCTAGCATTAAGAAGCCTGATGGCAGCAGTGAGTGGCAGCTGAGTTCAGGCAATGCAGAAGGAGCAGTCTGTGCAGAGAATATCTGCCTATAGACCAGATGACTCACGGGAAAAACGGATGGGTGTGTGATCCCAGAAAGTGTCCCATGAGATCAGCCGAGAATGGCGTCTCTTATCAAGTAGAAAAACGCTACCTAACGACTGCAACAATCATGTTCCTGACCTCAGCAAAGGAAGACCAGGATCCCGAAGAGTTCAGTGAAATCTTCGCATCAAGATTAGAGGAACTTACGGAAGAAATAGTAAGTTTCGATATGCAAGTCGTTCCACTAAGTGGTGGATTCGTTGGCCATGAAATCATAGGGTCAGAGCTTGTACCCAAAAAAGTAAGCAAGCATAGGTTTAGGCGTCAAATACTTGACGAGTGGGACAATCGCTGCGCCTACTGTGGCCAGCCCGGTGACACGCTGGATCACATTCTCGCTAGATCTAAGGGAGGCAGCATGAGCGTTGTAAACAACCTTGTTTGTTGCTGCAAATTCTGCAATGGATCAAAATCTGACCGACCAATGAAGAAATGGTTTCGTGAGCAACCATTCTGGACCCAAGAGCAGGAAGACCTTATCAGCTACTGGATGGAACATGGAACACTGGACGGGCTTTAGGGCTCCATCATGTGATACAGGTAAGTTTTTGCACGCCAAAAATCATCTGAATACCTGCAGGTAGCTCCGCCTGGACTGCAAGACCTGTAATAAACGCCTTGCTTGCTATCGTGCAAAATTTCAATGTAAAACCCATTGCCAAAATTTATTGCCCAGCTGGGTACGTCAGTCGTCGAACCAGAACGCCGAGCATTGGCTGGCAAATCTTCCGCCACTTGATTTACCCTCGGCAAAACCAAGACTGCACTCTGATTTTACAAGCTTCCAGTGCAAGCACTGCCAGCAACGCGGTTTTGGATCAGCAACTGCTCGCAAATCAGCAAAAAGTTGCTCACCCTGCAGTATCGCGCTTTCAGCTGTTACAGCATTAAGAGCTATCTCGAAAATATCGGCGTTTGTTTTTATAGTGGCTATCCACTCGCCGCTGTTGTCAGAAACGTTTAACTTTCCAGAATGCGAGCGATGACTGGTCATTCGGGGCGATTGAGAAAAAAAGCTTTTAGTTCTTGAGCTGCTGCCTGTGCGTCTGACTCAGTTTGCTCCGGGTTGCCCCAATAAACAACTTTTCCATCAAAATACCAGGGATTGAAGTAGGGTTCTACCCCGTGTGCGATTAATTTTACGCCTGTTTCGGAAGTGTTCATTAAAATAAAACCGTAAAAACATTAAAATGAGATTGGTTTGAGATGACAGCGGACGCAAGCAACACCAATGAGCCAGTCGTCCAAATTTTAGCGTCAGAGTACATAGTGAAACTTTTACTTGAATCTGTCACTCTCAAGCTAGAAAAATGGCCTGGGGGTGATCCTGCAGAGCAAGAAGAGTTGATACGCCTCAAGAGTGTGCTTTTTGCGGCATCAATGGATTTGTTGTTAGATCGCAGTTGACAGCCTGATATAATTTTTCTTCAAACCAATCTCAGGGTTGGCTTGTCCTGAGGTGCATGGGGATCGCCTGAACCAAGCCACGCAGGCGCGAGAGCCGGTGGCGTCCCCCCTTTACTTCAATCGTGATTTAAGATCACGTCTTGCTCCAAGGTCTGCAGCTCTTCAGCAGCGCAAATTCGCATCTGTTCATGCTCTGACGGGGTGGTAAAGCCATCCCAGCGAACAGCAAGATACTTGCGCTGATGACCGTCTTTTCTGGCCTTGATCCTAAGCTCTGTTACTGTACCAAGCCGCGACGAGTAACGGCGTTGATTCTCCTGCTTAACAGCAAGCCCTAAGTGGATACGAGGCTTTTCAGCAACTCGATCACCAACGGCAAACTTAAACGGAGTGCGGCGCGATTCTTTTGTCACGGTGCTAAACGGGCCTTGCCCCAGCGATTTTTCATGTACCAGGCGTGAACTGATGGAAACCACTGCTCAAAATGTGGAACCATAAGCTGGCACATCTGATGAATTTCTATCTGTGCATCGGCTTTGCCCCGCAAGTCAAGGAAGTGCATAAGGGAGCGCAGGTTGAACGTTACGACAAAATGTTGGCGGTAGTCAAACGGCAGCACTCCTCTGGCGTGCTCCTCAGAGATACCGGCATCCAAAGCTTGCTTGTACCGGAGCGCAGAATCTTCACAGTGCTGCAGATCCTTAGCTCGTAGTCTCTCGTCGTATGTGTATCGCTTACCCTGGCGATTAGTGTAATCACCTACGGGACGCAGATAAAAAGCCTCTTCAACATCAACAATGCCCTCGGCCACGGCAGCAATGCGCTGGCCGGTGTAACGCATCGACTGGACATCCCAGCTGGTGCCTACCCGGTGCGTTCGTGCCTGTTGGATCACCGAGTGGGGAAAATAGCCAACAGCGAACGTGATGCTTGCGTGTTCGAGTGGGCCATAATGGCCGCGACCTCCCAGCAGTAGGTGCTTGACAATTCGATCACCCGCATCTGGCTCGCTTAGGGGCTCGTCATGAAAGACCCAGCCCTCACAGTAATCCTGGTGCATGGCCTGCCAGCAGAGCGTGGCGGGATCCTTGGTTTGGCTTAGAACGCCAACCTGAAAACGTGGGTCAATTTTCATTGCTGATATCCTTTACGAACATTCTCAGTTCATCATCATCTAATGAATCAACGGCTGACAAGAATCCAGCTGTGATTGCTGTAACCAGGCGTTGAGGGCTGATGACAGCCAGTAAGGCAAACTGCAAGCGAGTAAAAAGGCTGAATTTGACCCTAGTCATTCGTTTTCCTCTTGGGTGTTAATTGGAGCTTCTTTGATTAGCTGTAGCAGAGTGTTGCGTTGACGGAGACGGACTGCGGCGTCGGCGGCGTCGGCGGCGTCGTCGGCGGCGTCGGCGGCGAAGGCAGCGGCGGCGTCGGCGGCGAAGGCAGCGGCGGCGTCGGCGACGTCGGCGGCGAAGGTGGCGGCGTCGGCGGCGCGGGCGGCGGAGGAGAAGGCGGCGGCTTCGGCGGCGGCGAAGGCGGCGTCGGCGGCGAAGGCGAAGGCGGCGGCGAAGGCGGCGAAGGCGAAG